TCGTGTCCATGATATGGCTCGATCCGGTCTGAGTGTTAGCAACGACAAATGTCGTCGCGGCGTTGACGGTGTGCGTATGCTGCAGCATCGCATCGGCCTGATACGAGCCTAGCGTACGCCCGCCCGTCGCATCCGGGTCATGCCCTGCTCCGAGGTCGAGACCGCGAATGAATAGCCCGCGAACATCGGGCGAGCCCTTTGTCCCGTCGGCGGCCTGGAACCCCGATGGGCAGCCAACAACATCGAAGGCGACGACCGCGCCTGATGGCAGAGAGGTACCGGGCGGCAGGGCATTGATCGCGTTCTGAATAGAAGTCTTGGCATTGTTGCCGTCGGTCACGATCTGCGCATAATTGGCATCGACCGTGGCGCTCAAAGCCGTCTGACCAGGGCCATTGACCAGCAGACAGGCGGTGCCGGCGGCGCATGTCCCCGGCGGAGACCCCGTGGGGATAGGATTGAAATAAACCGTCTGCGCAAAGACAGGCGGGGGCCAAAAAAGCAAAAGCAGAACAATCAACGGAATAATTTTATTCCGCGTGAAAAATGCGGCGACCGGCCCAAAGAGCACGCCGTAGTCAACCCACAGCTCCGATTCCTGCCGCCGAACCAAAATCTTTTTCGTCCGCGAGGAAGGAGGTCGGTAATACCAACTCAGCCGATAGCGTCCGATCTCTATTTTCATTGCGCCGTATACCCCAATTCCTCGATGTCCAAAATCACGCTGGCCAGCCGCAATCCGGCCGCGGCCTGGACACTGATTCTGATCGACATGCGGTCAAAGACAAGCGGAAAGTGCCAAGCGATTTCGGTAGCCCGCAAATTCGCCGAGGTGCCGAGCCATACTCCTGACCCCCAAGTAAACTGATCCCATAAGGTCTGAACCGCAGTGTATTGAAGATTGCAGCTGTCGATAACGTTGGAATCTTGGTCCAGCATCGACACGTTGTAAGCGGTATTGCCGGCGCCATACCCTTGATAGAAAATCGCCTTACCACAGGCCAATTCACTGAGCGTCGGCCGATCGGGCATTAAGGCCGATTGAACAATGCACTGATAGTTCGCGCCGTTCTCGACGTAGCCGCTCGATGAATTCGGCACGAGATTACTCAGCCATAACCCCGCCAGAGTCGGCGACGTATTCACAAAGACGTTGTTTCCGGAAAGATTGGTCCAGGGCGTCAGCAAGGAGTGCGCAAAAGTGTGCGGTCCGTGCCATATCCCGCGCACGATATCGAGGCACCAATCTTGAATTGGATTGCCTTGCACAGAGCCGTTTTGAGTCGCAATGCGAATAACCTGCCCGTTGCAGGCAGCGGCCATCCGCGTCGGCTGCACACTGGCGATGAACGGCACCGCGACCCCCTGGCCGGCAAAACCAATCGGATCGGAGACATGGGCGTCGAAATCGACCATCCGCAAGCCATCGGGCGCGACAAAGGCTAGGCCCTTGGGCGTCACGCAAACCGTGTTCGGCGCGATCGTCCCGGTGCCGACAGAGAAGGGGTTAACTTGGAGAGGCGAAATGTAACTCGCCGCTGCGACAGGATGAGCACTATCAAAGGGGTTGCCCCCCGCGAAATCCCCCGTCACCTGGAACATGCGCTGGGCGCCCGCAGTAAAGACAATCAGCGACGCGACCTTACCGCCCAATTGCGTGTCCAAGCCTAAACTGCCGCCACACAGCAACGGGAAGTTGCCGTCGAAGGTCATGACATAAGCGCTTTGCGAGCGAGTAAGCGGAATAAGCACATCGGAAGCGACCAAAGACGGCTGCGCACCAACCGGATTGCAATAATAATAGGCGCGCTGGAAAAACTGCGAGACCCACACCGGCACGGAGGGCAGGCCGCCCGCGGTGCCCGTGGTATTGGTACTCGTCCAGGTCAACGCACTCGGCGTTGTCGTGTCGATCACGCCGAAATAATTGCCGCCCGTGCCAGTGTAACCGGGATGGGTAACAATAATTTTGGTCCCGATCAGCTCCATATGAGGCGGCGCCCACGAACCAGACGACGCGACCGACGTCGGCACGTTGGTCGCCGTAATACCGCCGATCGTGATGACCGCATTGCCATTAAGATCGTAGCAAAACGGCACGTCGAAGCCGGCAAGCGTCCCGCTTCCCGCCACCATGCCATAGAGCCGATTGCCGACGATCACCGCCGCTGAGATAAACCCGGTGCCGATGCCGACATCGGTCGAATGAGGCATGAAAGTTTCGGCCGGGCGCGGAACCCAATGGTCGAGCGTATCGGGAGCCGGGACGAGATTTTGCAGTATTGACAGCGACGTCGGCTCGGGGCCGCCGAGGCTGTAAAAAGAATCGGCGCAGGTGTGCAATGTTAGTTGCATTTACCCAAAATCAACTAAGTGATAATTGAAGATTGACATCACACGCCACCTGAAATTTTGCTAGGCGGAAACACGACGCCACTCGGCTGGTAGTACCGGCGATCGAGATCAACAACGGTCGCCGCGTCCTCCTTGTCGCCCTGGAGGTTCAGGAACCGCCGTAAAATACCCAAGGCCCCAGAAGGCCCGTCTCCCAGAAAAGCGTCAGAACGCGGATCACCCGCATCGCGCATAAGCTCGCCCGCAAGGCGATTGATGATGTAGCCTTGATGGGGGAACCATGGAGTCTGCGCAGACGTATCGGCATTCGGTATCTCCGGCATCGTCCCGAAATAGCGAATCTGCAGATTAAAGGCCAAGACCGGCGGCGGATAAACAAAGAGACTAGGTGGGCTCGTCGAAACATCAGTTGTGTAGGCGCGCGGAAAATTCGCGATGCCAGTTATATTAATAAGTGAATCAAACTGTGCTAATGTGATCTGCGTCAAGACATAAGGCACGCCGCTGACGAGATAGATCAGGTCCCGCTTTGCGGCGCGCAGATAATTCGCCGGCAGAACATAAGGGCCGGTGCCGCCGCCGGGCGCACCCGCGCTGATCGTCAGATTGGTCGTCTGCAGAGCGACGGGGAGATCATATTCGCGGGTGAGATCAAGCAGAATCTGATTCAGGGTCTGACCGGCCTGGACGGTGAAGCCGGGGCGCTTGGCGATCTGGCAGGCCCGAGTGACAATCTGGCTCGCGGATAAAGGCATTGCTCATGCGCCTTGCCCATTAAGCCGTGCCTTGATATCGGCCATCTGCGCCCGGTAAATCTCCAAATCCCTGTTCTGAGTAAACAGCGTGCCGACCAGGTTTTTGCGGACATCGCGGTCATCACGAGTCATCCGGTCCAACTGACCCTCGTATCTCTCATCAATCGACTTGAGATTGGATATGGTCTTAGCAAGTCGTTCCTCTTCCCTAGCGACCAGCGTCTCGATCGAATTATACTTGTACCAATAATCCTGACGTTCGATCGCCAGCCGCAATTTATCCAAAACCGCATCGAGCTCATGCGACGGAATATCGAGCGGAACGCTGGTACTCCAACCTATCCCCCGGCCTTCGGCGAACGACCAACTGCATTGCAGCTGAACGGCGACCTTGTCCTTGATATCGCTAATCTGCATTAGACCCTCGGAAGCGTTCGAGCTGATCTCGAATGAATGCTCACTCCAACCTCGCGCGCCGAGAACGAATCAATGCGCGGCGGGATGTAATTCTTCATGTTCGGATTGCCGGCCAGAGTCTCAGCAAACCATGCGTTCTGCATCATCTCTCGCATAGAGCGCGCCATGTGATCGGGAACCTCGACAACATCACCGTGATGATACTTACGTCCGTCGATCAATAAACCATCGGACGCGGCCGGCACGTCGATCACAATCCGCACCTGTTCATAGGCCGGCTCCAACTGCGCCCGCTCTTCCGCCCGATAAACATCCTTGAGTTGCTTCAGCGCCTCCTTGCGCTGCTCGGCAAGAATCTCTTCGCGAACGATGCGACGAGCTTCCTCCCTCTGTTCATCCTTCAACAGCTCAAGGTGCTTGATATCGACGATCTTAGGAATGGACAAAGGACCCTCCCGTAAACGCCGCGCCGTTGACGGGCCAATAGAAGCCGCTCACCGGATCGGCGATAATATAGTCACCATCAAAGAGTCTGAGAGCCCCGCGGTTGGGGTAGTAGACCATGCCCCGGTCGAACACCATTCCGGGGTTGTAGGCCGGGTTCGCCGATGTATAAGACAGGGTGCAGAGAGCATGGAGCGCGGCAAGGTCTGTCGGATTCATGTTCCGATTCCATTGCAGCGCCCGCAGCACCGTCGTTGTCGAAGTGCCAGCCGTTAAGAGAGCCATGAAAGCCTCCAGAGATTAAGCAAACGCGAATTGATATTGCGAGGTCGATTCGATCCGCATCGCAAAAGCGTTGTTTTTGATGAAGCAACCGTTGAAGAATTTGAAGCTCGCCATCCGGAGCTGATTCGCTGGGTCCGTTTTCTCGGGTGAGTCGAGATAATTCACTTTGAGATCGTCCAGCGTCACGATGCAGTAGGCGCTTTTGCCGAAAATCCAGCTCGGATAAACGGTCAGCCCCGTGGCCGGTGCGGCCGGAGGAGTCTTGGCAACGCCAATGCCGGTCAAGACGACCGTTTGGCTCGGCGCCAATTGCGTCGCCTGACCCTGCAGCGTGCCTTGCGTCGGCCCCGCGACGCAGGTTGCGAGGTTTGAGACAACCGTCGAGCCGACCTGGCTGATATAAATCGAATAGGTATAACCGGCCGCGGCAGGCAAGGTGACATTGATTGAACCCGTCGAGCCCGAAGCGATGTTAATGGCCGCGCTTTGCTGCGCGATGATCGTCTCGAAATTATATGTTAGGTCGCTTTGGGTAACGATAATCTGGTAATTGCCCGTCGCCAAAACGCCGCCGGTAATCGCCCCCGTTCCGGTGATCGCCGCGATGCCACTAAACGCGGGAATCATGTTCGAGCTGATGAATCGGATTCCGTTCCACTCGCCGAACTCGCCGTTATAAAGCCTGTTCGGACTCGAATAAGCGGAGACCAATTGCACTTGCGGATTATTGCGCAAGTCCGCTTCGACGAACGGATGAACGACGCCAACAAAATGCGGATTGCTGCGCGGTTCGGATAGCGCGCGAGGCTCACCTTCGCCTGCCGATAGTTTAACATCGGGGCCGGTCGGACCCTTGAATTTATGAGCGCCCAAAGTAACCAGCATGCTGTATGCACGCTGCAACTCTTGCGGATTGAGTTGGTCTTGCGCGGTCAGCGCCGCACGGCTACCTCGCTGATTGACATAATTTACTTGTGTGAAGCCGAATATTGCCTGGATCGCATTGCGCTCCATGAGCTCGCCCGACATGAGCGCAATGCGTTCCTTCGTGATCGCAAAGACATCATGGAAAATGGTGTCCTGCGCAACGTCGGTAATCGTAATGAGGCCCGTCCATTGCTGCAATTGAACGGTCGCCTGTGAAACGACTAAGGGAGTGGCAACAGGAGGGACGCCTTCCGCGGTCGGCGCATAGGGCAATGCCGCGCGAGCGTATCTCGACATGGTGTAGGTCGTGCCCCTGCCTTTCGGCAGAGTCACCTTGTCGGCGAAATCATAAATGACAAGTTCGGCAAGGGTCAGCGGAAGGAGCTCTTCCGCGAGATAAGCACTGACGTCAGCTTGCAATGACGGTGCTAAGGTAGTCGTAGCCATTAAAACCTCCTATTTTGCGGAGGCTCAAAGCTGGCCTTTGTAAGCACCCCGCTCCAAGTTCATGAACAATCGCTGCTCGGCGGTCATTTGAGAGGAGCGCTCGCTGCCACTCACGTTGCTGCGCGCCGCCGCCGGCCTCGTCGCAACCTTTTTTAAATTCTCACTGCCTTGCCTCTTTGCTCTTGACACCGCGCCATCTGCACGCGAGCGCACTCGCTCGCCGATCAGCCAGGACAACAGTGCGTTGCGGGATTGGGGTTGGCCGTTCGAGACGGCCTGCTGAAAATAGCCCTCGACCTCCTGCTCGTATTTGCGAAACTCAGGATGCCGAGCGAGGTAGTTTTGAAACTGATGAGAGTCGTTCGAAGAGAGCATTTGGTAGCGCAGCTGATTAAGCTCGCCGCGCGTTGCCTGATCGCGCTCATTGAGAAGAAATTGATAGCGCTCGTCCGGCTCCATCGCCTCCAAACGGCGCTGGCGTTCCTGGGGATCGATAAAAGTCGCGCGATTACTAAGTTGTGCCTGCAGCCGCGCCTCGCTCTGGCGAGCCTGAGCCAAATCCCATTCCAGCTGCCGGCGCTTTTCGATCTCGCGCTGAATGCGCTGCTGGGAAGGCGATAACCTGGGCTCGGCGAAAGCCTCTTCGTCAGAGCTTTCCGAAGATTCGGGCTCCTCTGGACTTTCCGCCAGCTCTGAATCCAGTTCATCAGGATCCTCAACAGGTGTTTCGAGCGGCGAAAGCTCGGCTTCCGTCGCTCCTGGCAACGCATCAGTATCCATTGATTTCTCTCAGCTTTTACGCAGCCAACGAACGCTGCGTCTCGTGCAGCGACCCCGAACGCCTTGTTACGTAAGGCTTACGAATAATCATCACGTACTATATGTTAAACAGCTGTGCAAGATTAAAACATGTTAGCTCGTCGCCCCAGACCTCCCATCCGGGGCGTTTCGCACGCGCGAACAGCTCGATCCGGGGGATGTCGCCAAACAACCGTTCGAGGCGTTCGGCGGCCTCATCGGGCTTGCGAGAATGCTCACGCGGCTTGGCATGGATGACTTGCGGCACCCCACGGTCGATCCGAGATAAGAGCCCGCCGCGTGTTCCAAGCAGACATAATTCGGCACCGGCCCGTGTGTAATAACCGAGCCCAATGCGACCCTTGACCCAGACAAAGAGAACAGTTTTGTAACGAAATCCCCAAGACTCCATCACTCGCAAGGCATCGGGCAACATCGGACTGATGGCCCACAATGCAAGAACCGAATCTTTAGCTGCGAGATCGATGACGGGAAAAGAACAAATGTCCTCAATCGGCATGACCTTGTAATGATTTTTAGCCGAGCGATCCTCACCCTTTTCCGACCATGCTTTCCAAGACCATGGCGGATCGGCGTAAATTAAGGAGTATTCGTTCATGAGAATCCAGCGAAAATACTTTTTCGACTCCGTGCGCTCGTCTCTGTTTGGTGGCGCAATAAGTCAGAGCCAGGTCGATGGGCTGAATACACTTCTCGACTATGCCGAGATTCACGGAGTTGACGATAGACAGCTCGCCTATGTGCTCGCCACAGCCTATCACGAAACAGCCTTTACGATGCAGCCGGTGAAAGAATACGGCTCCCAAAGCTATTTGCAGAGCAAACCGTACTACCCTTGGGTAGGGCGTGGGTATGTTCAATTGACATGGGAAAACAACTACCAATATCAGGACGACAAATTAAAACTGAACGGCGCCTTAATGAAGAATCCTGATCTCGCGCTCGATCCGGAGATCGCCAGAGAGATTTTATTCGAAGGCATGAAAGACGGTGACTTTACCAAACAGTGCCTCGACGATCATATCATCTGCAAAAACCCTGAAACCGACGAAACGGATTTTTACAACGCCAGACAAATCGTCAATGCGCTTGACCGCGCGACCGATATAAAAAACTATGCTATCAAGTTTGCGAGCGCAATCACTCATGCGGCTCGTCCGCCAATTCCGCCACTTGGCGGTTGATCTTCGTTAGGAGCACGGCCCATTTCGCAATCCACCCCCCCAACACCTCGCGCTTTCTCTTATCGACAACGGTCCGCATCTCGCGCAATTGCTGCACGAGTTTCATCGCAGCCTCCAAATCAGCCTTAGTCTTCTCGGCGCTCAAAAGAACTTTTGCCGGCCCATGGCGGCGCCTACAGACTTCTCGCTCTTTCGGCCCTTTTTCATCTCCATGGCGGCTAGCGAACCCATCCGGGGCTTCATCTGCTTCGATCCTTTTTTCGGGCCCCTCTTTTTCTTGATGGTGTCGGCAATGTCAGACTTCATAGCCATGTTAACCTCCTATGCCCCGAACAGGTTCAATAGAACCGTGTTCGTATCGTCGATAAGCGCAGCAAAGGCCATCGTCGCCTCATCCGGCCCAACCCCGACAAAATACTGAATATTTTGAGATTGAGGAAGGCCCATCAGATCGAATTGATTATTCAGCTGCTCGACGATCAGATTCAGACCCTCGGTCAATTCGTTAGGGCTGAGCTGCTGAAACCCGGGAATGAAGTTATGCGGGTCGATTCCCCAAGCATTCAAATTTGCATTCACCCGATTAATAAAATCGTTGGCGTGGAAAACAAGCTCGTCTAACGGCACGAACATATAAGGCGATATCGTAATCCGCCCAAAAGTAACAATCGGCGGCGGCGGAGGCGTCCACAATCCTAAAACAGATTGTGACTCAACCGCACTCATCCGAGTCAATAAGGCGCTGACCTGCACAAACCGGCCCGGCAAAGTGTCGTCGCGCGCCGAGAATTGATAAGCCGGCGTCCCGGCCGGCGCGGGCGGCGGAAGCATGCCCCAGGCAACCCGCGACTCCTGCGCGGCCATGCGGGCCAAAAGCTGCGATGCCGTGATCGCCCGCGAAGGAAGCGCATCCTCACGCGCCGAGAATTGAATCGCTGGCGTCAAAGCGATCGTCGCGATGAACGGCCACTCGGCAAATGCCTGGCGCAGCAGCAAAGGAACGAAAGCTGCGACCGGCAAACGATCCCAAAGCGCTTGCGATAATGGCGGAGGAGGAATCGGCGTGTAAGTAATGACGATCACGCCATTTCCGCCAAGACCCGTTCCTCCCCAGTTGGTCGTCGCGCCGCCACCTCCCCAACGACCGCCATTCCCGGCACCGCCAACGTGGTCGCATCCCCCGCCTCCGCCCGATCCTCCGTTCGGAGTCCAAAGCGTTCCATCGCCACCATTGCCGGCCGG